AAAAAACAACCTTAGCAGAAAAAATGTGTATAATTATCGCCTAATGCGTTCTAATGCAGTTTAAATGGTATTATAGACGTGATTTGATGTTGCAATTACAAGCTTGTATTTACTTGCTTATTTTCTCTATTAACAGTTGTATATAATGTATGCTTTTATTAAGATCTTCTATTTGATTAGATAACTCTTTGTTTTTCTTATTATACCTACTTAAATACTTAATTGCATTTGCAGAATACCAATCTATGTTATTAGCATAAACATATTCAGATACAGATATTTTCATATCCTTGTAATGATCTCCACCTATTTGCTTTTCTGATGGTTTCATAACACCTCGTACACAGTTCTAGAGTTGCTTTTAAATGCCCTTAAATACATTTTACGATTGTTACCTTTGTTGTATGAGATATGAACCCAACCAGAATTAGCTTCTTCTGGTTTCCAAAATTCCAAAATACATTGGTCATAGTCAAGGTGATTTACTATCCAGTCAGAAACTTCCTTATTTGGTATTCCTAAAATTTCAAAATCTACTGCTTGTCCAAATGTATGTTGTGAGGTTACAGAACTTCCTATGGCTTTACATAACTCAGGAGAACGATAGCCAGAAGTAATTGTAATTGGTTTATCAAAATGATTTCTTACTGGTTCTAAAATAAACTGGCATACATTTTGTAGATTAACTAGAACTTCATCAGTTGGAGTGTTGTCTATTTGCAATCTGACCGAAGTATCAGAATAAGTTAATTCTCTTAAAGAAAAATTTAAACTAACTTGCCTATCCATTTGCCTTCTTTGTTAAGTACCATTGGCATTAGTCTTGGAGTAGAATCTACAATCATTCCACAACCCATTATAAATTTTGTTTTAAAGTTTTTAGAATATTGGAAAGCCATATTAGTTTGTTGGATTAAACAACCAACTTGCATAGCAAAGAATAGTGCATCAGGGTTAGCCCAGTATTCTATTTTAAATTTAGAATGGAAGTGTCCCTGAACACAACTCATTCCATTAATTTGAGATACTTTAGTTACATCAGCAGATATTCCATGAGTAAAGAAACATCTTTGTTTATTAGGTAAGGTAAGAGTTAAATTATCTACCCAGTTCCATTTTTTAACATTTAAGAACTCGTTGTATTCTTTTAGATAACCTCTAGGGATTCCTGATTTAATTGCTCTACGATAAACTAAGCTAGAATGATTTGAGTCTAACAAAGTCATTTCAGGAAATATTGATTCTAATTCTTTTATAAAATCTTTTGCTCTTACAAGTTCGTGTCCAGCAGAAGCAAGATCAGGGTTATGATCGTGGAATGATAATGCGTGGCAATCAATCTCATCACCTATGTTTACGATTGTATCTGGCTTGTATTCTTTTTTAATTTCTTTTAGGAACTCAAATGAATCTTCTCTATGATATGGAATGTGTAAATCTGATATGACTAAAATTCTTTTATTCATAACTAACTGTTAGTTGTATTCGGCTTTTTAAGCAATACTTACTTAGCCAAAAATATTGTGATTAAAGCCAACGACAAAGCACCAAGACCACAAAGAATAGACCAGAATAAAGATTCTACTTTTTTCTCCAGCTTATAAACCGAACAACCTAGTATTTTAATTTCTCTTTTAATTCCTGTGATATGCCCTTTAAATGTAAGAGATTGAATCTCGTCTGTATTCTTTTTTGTCATTGTCTTTATCGGTACATTTGCAAGACTTCAAAAGACAACAACTGCCATCAGCTAATCTATAAATGCACATTAAATATTGTGCAGTCCTTTTATCAGACAATTAAGTTTAGATAAAGTCTATTTATTAAAAGTCTTTTGTATGTCCGAATAGAAGTCTTTGTAAAACTTCTGAACATCTTTTAAGTATGTTTCGTAGTTTTGTTTTATTTCTTCGTATGTCGGTAGTTTAAATGTAAACATTTTTTCTCCTATTTAGTTTTAGGATATATATGTTGCGTTGCAACAAAAATCAAGACTACTTGATGTTTAAATGTATCTTAATTGATTCTATAAAGTCGTTTATAGCTAATTCGTATTTCCAACCTAGAAACACTCCAATTATTAAACCTATTATTAATGTAATCATTTTAATTGTTCTCTTATTTTTGTTGCTGATATTTCTTGTATTTCTTTTGGAAGTACAACTTCTTCTATTTTATATCCAACATCTCTACCATAACAGATATTTGTAATATTAGGAACTTTAATCACATCAAATTTTCCTATGTAATCTTTTAACTTTTCTTCAATACGTTTTTTTATATCTTCAAATACAAAAGGGTTATTATCAGTTTGTGGCATATCTCTAACCATAATAATAACTTGTCCAGTTTTTTCTAATATCTTTTTAAATAAAGCTAAATGTCCATCGTGAAAAGGTTGCCATCTTCCAAGCATCTGTGCAGTAGGTTTATTATAGTCTATCATGTATCTCCTTTATTATGTTATCGTAATTAAAATCTTTAATTTCAAAATCTACTTTTTTAGGTTTCTCAAATATTTTATTAGTATCTTCAAATCTTCCTTTATCAATAGTATTAATCCAAATCTTAATATCGTAAAAAGATCTATAAGATTCAAATGGACAAACAAAATCTACAACTACATGATTAACTGCAAGATCGCACATTGTCATCATACGATTAGCTTGTCTCCTTCTACCAGAATCTGTGAAATCCCAATCTTCAAATAGTTTTCTAATTTCGTCTGCGTTAAAGTGTGGTATTTTTTTACCTTCTACTAATTTTTTAGCAAATGTAGTTTTACCAGAATTTGGTAATCCAAATATTAATATTTTCATATATCTAAATTAGAATATTGTTTTATTATATTAGCTGGTAAATAATCTTTAACACTATATTTGTTTAACTTTATTTTATCAGTTCTTATTTTATGAAGTGGTGCATTTAATACACTATCGTCATATTTAATATTGTTTACTGAAAATTCTTTAAAGTTTTTAAATACATGATTGTAATTATCTATACTCAAAAATTTGTATATTTTGTTAGTTTGATCTAATGGTTTGTTAATTAAATCTAAATAATTAATTCTAATGTAATCTTCTTTTTCTTTAATAATATTTTTTACACTCCACAAACTTTTTCCAATCATTCCATTACTGTCCATTAATTGATGACATCTTGTTTCAACATTAATTGGTTTTTCAATTTTAATAAATGACGCAAGACATTCTAATACTGGTCTATAAAGAATAATAAATTTTGGTTTCTTAATTATTGATTTTAGTAATTCAAGATTTGCTGGTGTACCCCATAATCCTCTATCTATAATAAATTCAGCTTTCCAGTCTTTATAATAATTATCAAAGACATTTTTAATTATGTTGTTAAATGATTTTTTGTCAGGGAAGTTTCTTAATATTTCACAATCGGTAAGCAAGTGTAATTGATAAAGCACATCAGTAAGAATTGTGTTTGCTGTTAAGCTAATCTTATTATTTTGATTTATTATTGAACCAAGTAAAGTGTTTCCACTTCTCGGTAAACCAGTTAAAAAATAGTATGCCTTCATTATTTTGAAGAACTTACTAAATGATTATATTATTGTCAAATCCCAAGATAAGGTTTGTTCATTCCAAGAATATCTATTTTCATCATCTGGCATAGAAACTGGTGCTTCCCAAAGACAAGAAGTTTCGTTTAATATCCAAGAATTAAATGGTTTCTTATGAATAAAAGCATCTCTATCTTCATCATAAATCATTCCTATTCCTGCATGATTTTTTCTTAAAGGTGTACCATTATTATTATGAACTCCACCACGAGTATTATAAGATGTTTGTTTCCACAATGGATAACCAGTTAATTTTGTTAAAAAATCAATTCCATTAATTTCTTGTTCAACCCCATTAGAATCTTTTAATACGTCATTATGTACTGAAAGAACCTCTATTACTTTTGAATTTAATCCTATTTTTGCGAATGATGCCATTATGTTGTGTAACTCCCTGAACCTGTAAATTTTAATATTGTATTACTACCAGATGTTGTGACTGTTGGCGAACCTGTTGTAGTTGATGAATAATTTGAAGTTGGTAGACTTAATATAACAACTCCTTTTCCACCAGAACCACCCGTAGAACCACCACCTCCTCCTGAACCACCACCGCCTCCTCCTAAATTAGTAGTTCCATTTGTTCCATTACCACTACTAGAACCATTTCCACCACCACCAGAACCACCTGTTCCTGCTGTTGAACCATTTTTTCCTCCTCCTCCTCCACCTGCATAAGTTACAGAAGAACCAGTTATTGAAGAAGCTGTTCCGTCTCCACCATTACCACTAGTATTACCACCACCACCAGCAACTGAAGCACCTCCTCCTCCACCTCCTCTATTTATATTTGGACTACCATCACCACCACCACCATTATTTCCTTGTGATGGAGACGTACTTGGAGTATTTCCTGTTCCTCCAATACCTTGAGTAGGTTGAGTGTCACCACCACCTCCTCCTCCAGAACCTCCATTATCACCATCTCTTTGAGGTTGTGTAGGTGGGCCACCACCATTACCCCCACCACCACCTCCAGCACTTGTAATAGTTGTTAAACCTGAACCTGATATAGATGAATTTGAACCTGCTGTTGCTAAAGTAGATGCACTAGTACCTCCTCCTGTACCTCCATCTCCAACAGTTACTGTAATTACTGTTGCAGGTATTACTGATTGAGTTGATGTTCTAAATCCTCCTGCACCACCTCCACCAGCAGAATAATATCCACCTCCACCACCAGCACCAGCTACTACTAAAAAATCTATTGAATAAGATAATGGGTCTATTGATTGTGTACCTTCATTAGCACCAGAAGAAGAAACCCAACCTTGTGTAGCATCTACATAAGTTAAAGTTACAGCTTCTCTATTTGTTGTAAGCATTTTGTTTGATGTTTCTCCATTAATTTTATTTGAATTTCTACCTAATGTAATATTGTTTGTAGCAAAAGTTCCTGCGTAATCTAGTATTGCTACTTGATTTCCAGCACTTGGTGAAGCTGGTAAAGTTACTGTAAATCCTGCCGAAGTAGTATTACAAAAATATCCTTCTCCAGCAACAGCAGTAAAACCAGAAGTTTTAATTGCTGATTGAAAAGCTACACCAGCAGATGGACTTATAAAAGATAATACCCCAGAACCATTTGTACTTAATACTTGTCCATTAGTTCCATCAGTAGAAGGAAGTGTATAAGTTAAATCAGCAGATAAAGAAGCTGGTGCTTTTAATGCCACATAGTTTGTTCCATTAGCTGTTGTTTCTCTAAAGCGAATTTCTTTTTGATTGTCTATAATTAAATTTACTGTTGATGTAGAAGCTGAATCTGTAAGTGTTAAAACTGTTCCAGTTGCAGTTGTTGATAGTCCAGTAATTGATACTGTTGAATCTAACCAATTTACTGTGTTAGCTGTATGGTCAATAGTTGCTAAAGATATATCATCAGCACCATCATAATATTTTAAAGTTGGAGAAGTTGCAGTTGTTGTGTCTAACCAAAGCTGACCAGCTACTGCACCTGTTGGTCTTGATGTTCCTGAATTTGTTGTTTGAATTGCTGATAGTGCGTTATTAAGATCAGAACGAAAAGAACTGAATCCTTGATTTGCTATATTATAATCGTGTTGTGCCATATTCTATCTAATATCCTTTAGCCAAGTAATCAAAAGTTTTACTAACTCCTGAACCAGCACTATTTTTAAATGCTACATTGAAACCATTAACAGTTTTACTTGAAATTGTAAAGTAATCTCCTGTGTTTAATCCTTGTGCTGTAATTCCTACTGCATAACTTGAAGAATAAAAAGGATAAGTAAAAGTTACTGCATAAGTTCCTGTTCCTGAAACAATATCATTTCCACTAAATATTCTATCTTCCATATCTAGTGTAACTGATAAAGCTGATACAACTGGAGTAGAAGATAAATCAGATGAAGTCATCATAACCCTAAATTTATAATATCTAGCTGTGTAATCACCAATAACAAAGTTTCTATAAGAACTGTAAGTTATATTATCATTAGATAATGATATTTCTAAATGTGCATTACAATTAGCTGGTGCATCTCCGTCAAAGTTAGAAGCCCCATCATCAAAGTTTCCTGTTCTTGAATCAAATAAATCATCTATGTTGTCAGCAGTCTGAGTTATAAAAGCTGTAACTCTTGTTGTGTATGTTGCACCAAGATCAATAGGATTTGCAAAATAATAATAACCTAATGGATATAAGTCATAAGCAGTCAAACCAGAATCAAAGAATGATGTACCTGAATCAAAGTTACCTATTGCTGAATCAAATAATTCTGAAGAATCTAATCTAATTGTATTGTCTAAAACAACAGTTCTGTAAGTTGTTCCTGCAAATGTAGGAGATTCAGTTTGTGTTGCAACTGCATTAAAGTTTCCAATATCATTTATGTTTGTAGCTATAATAGATTCGTTAGAAGAATAGTTACCATTTTTATCTACTGCTTTTATTAAATAGCTTCCTGTTCTAGCTGGAACAGTTATGCTGGTTGCTGGTCTTGCAACTTTTTCTACTAAAGAAATTGAATCTGCCCAATCAGCACCTGATGTTACTGGAGAATATCTAATTGTATAATGTGCTAAATCTAAATCACCTATTTGTGTCCAAGCTAAGTGAGCATCACTACCAACAATATTACAAGAGAAATCTTGCACATCTTCTGGTGGTGCAGTTCCACCGATAATAGTTCTTGTTGCAGTAGTGTATGTAGAACCCACTCCTAAAGTATTAAATGCTTTTACTCTTACGTTATACGTTGAACCATCTATTACGTTTAATATTCTTTGGTTTAATCCTTTTCCTTGACCAGCAATAATATAATCAGTAGCTGTACTTAGTTTGTATTCTACTTGGTAATAATCTACAAAGCTATCTGGTGATGCACCAATCGCTACATCTAAAGCAGTTATAACAACCCCATCACTATAAAGAATTAATTGATCGCTTAAAGTAACTGAAGCAGGTGCAGAAACATTATTAGGATTTGGTAATGTAGTATCAGCTATTGTTGGTGCTTGTGCTTTAGAACTCCAAGTATAGAAGTTGTCTTGATGTTCAATAAGTTTTAATGAAACTGTTGAATCTGTATTTATACTTAAACCATAAATTCTGAATAACTTAGAACTGAATCCACCAGTAGAATAAGTTAAATCAACTAAGTCTCCGATTGTTAAATTAAGTGCTTCTGAAGTACAATTAACTTCTACAGCTAAAGCATTTCTTGATCTTCTTAATACAATCTCGCAAAGTTCTTCTGCTTGATATGGATTTGTAATTCCTTGAAAACTAAAATTACCTTCTAAATTAGTTCCATTATCTTCTGCTAATAAAGTTGCATATCTATCTCCAACAGGTAAACCAGAATCATCAGCAGGTGGGAATGATACTGTATCTTCTTGCCACTCTTTATCAGGATTAACAAATGTACCTATAACTCGGTTATATTTAGTATTCTTTTTCTCACCAAATATTTTAATACCACCAATAATATTATCTGTTGTTAAACTTAATTGTGAAGTTCCAGTATTCTCAATGATTAAAAAGTATTTACCTTGTGTGTAGGTAAATATTGCTCTCATTGGATTTAATAATTCTCTTACATTGTCTATTAATTTTTGTTCAGTATCTAAAACTATATTAGTTTCAAATAGATTTATATTAGAACCACTTGTATAAGGTGTTACTTGAGTTTCGCATAATGTTGCAGAACTTTTAAATGAATCGTAATTAGTTTCAAATGCAGAATTAGGTAAACCTTTTCCATATCTACTATTTCTTAAATAATCTAATAAGCATAAAGCTGAATTGGGCGAATAAGTCCAAGTAGAAGAAGTATCTTCTCTATGAGAACCTGTTCCACCTTTAGTAGAATCTAATCTTGGGTCGTAAATCTTTTTACCTTTAAGAACTACTTTTACTTCAGGTAAAGAATTAAAAGCATCTTGATTCCAAGTAAATTTAAAAGCAAGATAAGCAACACCAGATAATTTATGATTACTTCCCCAATTTGTACTTGCATCAAGTAAAGAAGAAACTGATTGATTATCTAGTCCATAAAAAGATTGAACTGATATTAAACTAGCACCATCTTTATAAAAATTAGTATCTGAACTATTAACTGTTCTAACTGTACCATCTGTTAATGAACCAGACCAAGTTACAAGTTTATCATTAATATAAATTTCTTCTATTGATTCAATTCCGTTACCACCACCTTCACAAAGAACTCCTGCCATATAAAGATATTGGTTATCTGTTCCTGAAGATTCTACAAATACTCTTGATATACCTATTTGTCTTTTTCCGTAGATAATTGGTATTGCAGTATTGTTAGATGCTTTATTAACTAAGATACCTTGTGCTTGTTGTTGCTCAGGTACATTTGGTTTTTTAGGTTTGGGTGCGAGTACCCAAGATATAGCTGTAGTTACAACTAATTGTATGACTGCTGTTGTGATTGGATCAAAACCCATTAGATATGAAACTCCCTTTTAAATTTCATAGATCGTCTGTAGATAGTTGAGTCATCAGCTATCCTTAACCATTTTAAAGGTTGATCTACTTCTAATAAATTTCTAAAATATTGTTTAGTCCAAGACATAATCTCTCTTAAATTACTTTTAGCAACTGTTTCAATATGCCAAATATTGTTTCCTGATTTCCATTCATTAGCTTTTAGTTTGCCAGTTGTCATAAATCTTTTTTCTACTTCATCACTTAAATATGCCCAGTTAGTAAAACCTACAACTTCTCCATTAACTTGGTGCAATTGATATTGTTCTAAATTAAAAGAAGGCAATATTGCATTTACTAAATCTTGGTATTTCATTTTATCGTATCTTGGGAACTGCCTATACAGATGTATAATTTTATATAAATCAGTTATGCCTTGCCCCATTTAATATCCTTTGCTGTTTGTGAAGCATAATCAAATCCGACATCAGTTGGGAAATGTAATGCTTGAGAGTTTGTGTTAGTTTTTCTTCCTTTAACCTTATCAAAATCTGCCCAATGTGAAGCAATAGAAATACTTACTACTGAATTTGTATCATCTTCTTCAATACTTAGGTTTTCAATTCTTCCATCAAATAAAAGAAATGGATAATTAACTAGTGCTTGGTTCTCATCTAAGAAACCTCTATATACCCATGCTCTCTTATCCATGTAATCATTGTTTAAAAATAACGAGATAATAGTTTGATCTGCACCACCGAATTTTACTACTAAGTTGCTTACTGAAACTTCAGAAGATTCTGCTGATTCTGAACTTCCTAAAAATAAAGATGAAGTGTTGTAAGTGTTTCCATCAAATGTAATATTCTTATAGTGATCTGTATAATAACTTCCTGAACTTACTCCTAGATAAACAAGTTCTACTGGATTAAGTTTATTAGTTGCTAATTCTGTTATTAAAGAAGCATTGAGTGATCTAGGCATTACAATACCTCTATAAGATCAACTTCGTATTGAAAATAGTTTTCTGTGCCTACTCTAAATTCTTGAACATCATTTGTAAGACCAACAGTAAAATCTACATTAGAATAAATAAGTATTGCGTTATCTGCAACACCAGTTCTTAATGGTGGTTCAAATGTTAATGTACCTTGACCAGAACCATTAGAAGATACATCTGCAACAATCATGTAAACTTTGTTTTGTCCTGTAAATCTAAAAAAATCTCCTGCTTTAAATATTCCTGATGTACTATTTGCCATTCCATCTATTGCAACTGAAGTAACTCCTGCACTAATAGCACCATTAACTCTAATAACTCCTGAAGCAACTCCATTAGATGAAGCCATTGTAGCTGGTGTATATTGGAATGATTCTAATTGTGATCTTTGTTTCATTATGAAAGCTAGAATAGGTGCAAATTCTGATCTAGTCATAATTGGAAATGATAATGTTAGTTTAAATCTTTGTCCGTCAATTTGTCTTGCTTGTCGTCTGCCAGATACAGTTGTTGAAACAATAGTATTTTGTTGTGAAGTTATTGAAACTCCTTTTGTTGTAGGTGTTGAAGGAAATGTACCACTCATTATACTAAACTAGATTTTCCTTTCGCATTTAAAGCTTGGTTCATAATATTTACAATAGTTGATCTATTATTTAATAGCAATTCTTTTACTCCTCGTACATCTGTTGCAACGATAGTAAAATTATAACTATTAGCACCTGTTGCTAAATCTTGATTTGGAATAATAGTTCCATCTGTATTAGGAACAAATAATTCTCTACCACGTTCTCCTACAGTTATTGGCATACCACCTCTAACAGCACCACCTTCTGCCATTCCAACATAAGTATTTGGTATTCCACCTATATCAGGATTAAATCCACCACCACCACCAAAGAAACTTTTACCTATGTTAAATAAATCCCCTAAAAATCCACCACCACCAGATGAAGCAGATATTGAAGCTTGTGCTACTTTTTCTTGCGTAATAAGTTTTTCTAAAACTAATTGAGATGCTAGTCTAAGTAATATTTCTATTTGACTAGATATAATTCTAATTAAAGCATTTTGAACTGCACTCTTTAAAGTTTCTCCTAATGATTTACCAAGAACTATTGATTCAGCGATACCTTTAGAAAAATCTTTTATTCCTTGATTTAAAGTACCAGCTATAATTTCTGCTGTTTTGTTTAATTCATTTAATGCACTATCGTTAAGTTCTTTAAATTTTCCTATAATTTGATCTAATAAAGAAACTTGATTACCTAATCCTTGACCAGCTTGATTAATTAAATCATTAGTTATCTTTTGATTTTCTATATTTGTTTTTTGTTGTATATCAATTTTATTTAAGAAATCTTTAATTGTTGCATAAGCACCAGTTTCTTTTTCAAGTAAAGAATTGTTTTCTTCCAAAAAGAATTTTTGATTTCCAAATTGTTCAACAAATTTCTTTTGTGCATCTAATAATGAACCTAAAGCTAATGCTACAAATTTACCACCTGTTCCTAATAATAAAAATCCTACTATACCTAATTCTCTAACACCTCTTGGTAAAGAATCTATTATTGTTAATAAACCTTCAATACCACTTACTACAAATCTAAAAATAGGTGCTACTGCATCTATGATTAAACCAGCACCTAATAATATTCCTTTAGTTGCATTTATTAATGTTTGCCCAATTTTAACTGAAAATTCTTCAAATGTTTTTGAATTGTTCGTAATAAGATTATTAATAGTATCTAAACCAGCTTTAATAAAATCAAAGAAACCAGCTTTATTAATATCAGTTTGAAATTTAGTAAATGTATTAGTTAATTTTTTTAATGTTCCTTCAAATGTACTTGATAATACATCAGTTGCTTGTCCAAATCTTCCACCTACACCAAACACTCTATTAAATGCTTGTTCTGTTTGGAAAGCACTTATTTCTGCATTTTGTGAAAATCCTAATAAACTTGCTACACCTTTATCTTGAAATAATCTTGCTGAGTTTATTCCTTTAGTAAAAGCTTTTGATATTTGTTCAGCAGATGTTTGAAAGTCTAATCCTGTTATTGATGCAACATTACCAACAATCTGTAAGTTTTTAGATAAGTCATCAGTTGTTTTTGAAATGACTGCTAAATTGTTTGCAGAATTTACTATATCATCAAAAGCAAAAGGTGCTTTACTTGCAAATTGAGTTAATGTGTTAAATGCTTGTGAACCTTTTTCTACAGAACCAAATAAAAATGATAATTTATTTCTTGTTAATTCTGCTTGGCTTCCAACATTAATTAATGACTTAATTGTTATTCCTGCACCTAAACCAGCTAATGCGTTTCTTAGATTAAATATTGAACTCTTAATATCTGTAAAAGCTTTTGAAGCATTGTCTATGACATTAAGTCTTATATTTAGTTGCTGATCTGCCATGTAGTTTCTCTTTATCTGCCTTCACTTTAAAGTAAGCTATCCAATAATAAAATTCATCTTGAGTCATCAAGAGAACTTCTTCCATACTTTTTTTTAATTCATGACCCAGAGCAAGTATAGAATATAACTCCGAATCAAATCTTACTTTTTTTCAGCTTCCTCGTAAGAAACACCATTCAACATTTCTGTTGATACTCTAGCTATAACATTTGCATCAGCATTATTCAATAATGTTAGCTTGTCATCTAGCTTAAATATTTTATTTCCTTCTGAGTCTTTTGCTTTTAAAACGATTGCATCTACTAATACTCCAAGATCATCATTCTTAGCACCTTTAAATAGGTTTCTTTTTTCTCCTAATGTAAATGGTGAGCAGTATATTATTAAAGGTTTGCCTTCCTCGCCCCACTCAGCTACCTCAATCTTTTTTATGCCTAAAGATTCAAACTGTGCCTTCACTCTATCTATTACGTTCATTTTTCTTCCTCTATTTAATTAATTAACTTGCTGTTGATAATGATAATGTTCCAGTTCCTTGAAAAGAAATTTCAGATTCAACTAGTCCATCAAAAGAAGCAGATACAGATTTACCAGTTACAATAGCTGTTCCTGTGTAATACTTATCTCCTGCTGTAGCACCTTCAAAATAAAAAGATACTGTAATTTCAGAACCTACTGTTAAAGATATTTGTGCTGTATCCAGTTCGTCCATGTATAAAGATGCAGTTCCTGTCCATGAAGTTAAACCTGTTTTATAACTTCTTGTAGAATCTCCCATTGAAGTATCTTCAATAGTATCTCCAGTTGTTTCTAAAGAATAACTTCTAAGTTCTCCTAAAGTATTAGCACCAATTTTTATCAGTCCTTCTGACCCTGTGTGTGTTGCCATTTTTTGTTCTCCTATTTGTTTATATTAAGGTGTGCCAGATGTGTATTGATACATAACTCGCACCACCATTCTGATACCACCTATTGGGAACAAAACTCCTTCATCAGTAGAAACTTCTACCACCTGAGTTTGTTTTGCGTACCCACCTCTTGTTCTATCAGAATTTATTCTTGTTTCAATCGTAGTGATTAACTCATTACGTTTTGTGTCAATATTAGATGTTGTTCCTTTTACATATCCAACAATTACGAAATCTGCTGTTGCTTCTCTTAAAGCACTTGTAAAACTTATTGTTTGATCTGATCTAGTTTCATTTCCTGATTGTACGAAACAAGCTGGATATTGTTGTTCAGATAATTCATCAACATTAAAAGGTTCTCTAGTAACTTTTTTAATAGTTATTGGAGATGTTCCAGTTGAAATTGCTGTAACTATATTAGATGCTATATCTTCTCGTTTGCTCATATTTTAGATAGTTTGTTATATTCTTTCATAAACACATTCATAATAGGTTGTTGTTCTCCTTGACCTATTGCAAAGAATTTACGTTTAGTTTGATTGCCTAATGCTTTTGTATTTTGGAATTTGTTTGCAAAGTAAATAATAGCATAACTTGGATTAGACTTTTGTGTAATATTTGAAAGCATTTGACCTGAGAAGTTTAAATCAGGGAATGTTGTTTGTCTCCCAGCTTTTTTTCTAAGGAAAGCATATTCAGCAGTATATTTTGGAAATGCGTTACCATCTGCACTTTGTCCCTTTGCAGTTCTTTGTTTAATTAAGAACATTAAAAATTCAGCAGTTCTTCCTAAAGCAGTCTTAACTATTTGTGGTTGTTCTCTTACTTGTCTTTCAAAGTTCTTTGCAACTTGTAAGGAATTATCTTCAACAGTTATTTTCATCTGATAAGTTGAAGTCTATGATAAGGTGCTTTTTCAGCATCTTTGATTGTATTAGAATCATCAGCATCATACTCAACACCATCTTTTAAAATAGAATCAAATTCATCTGCATACATTTGTAAATAATGTTTCATCATTACTTGAAATCTATCTGGGTTATCATTTGAATTGAATTTCGTAAGTTGTGGACAAGCATAAGAACTAATTACTTTATAAACTGATAATCTTTTAAATTGTGAATCTGTTAGTAATGTTCCGTTCATTTCCATTGTGTTTAATAATGTAATGTCTCTATAAGTTTGTTTAACATAAACTGGATACCATTTAATTCTTAAATCTCTTTCAATATCTGCTCTTGCAAATGCGTGATAATCTGTTGGTGATGTAAATGATGCTATGCCGAATCCTAAAATATCTGGTTGATATACTTGTAAATCTGCGTCAGTTGAAAAGTTTGCCATTTGTTAATCCTTTATAATATATTTTCTTCTTATTTTTCTTGGAGTTACCTTAGCAAATATTTCTGCTTCAGTCATTCCTAGTTCTTTGTCAAATCCGTAATGTGCTTTTGATGAATGTTTAAATCTATCTACTAACACATAGCGATAAACATAATCCTTAGTCTTTAAATGTAAAACTGTCTTTGGACTGTCTATCTGTTTCATTGTAGTTGGTGAGGGATTTTACTCCCCCACCAAAATAGCATTAATTAAAATGCCGCATCTGTTGTGATAGCCGCACCAAAAGATTCTTTAACTACTGCTTTACCATAAACGATAGAAGCAACAATTTCAGTTGCTCTTAGAGACGCATCTCTTTGAGTTTCAACTTTGAAATCTTCTTTCATAGCTAGTCCGATAGACGCAGGGTGAAATACTCCACCGATTGAATCATCAGAACCATCTATTGCAAGGTTAGCATTTTCAAATACATCAATACCAGCGATTCTGCCGATATATCCGTTTCTTAATGCTTCGTTACCGATTTCAGAAATTGCAGTTGCAGTTCCTGAGTAACCAGCTTGTGTTAAAGTCTTTTTCAAATTGAAAAGTGCTTTAGGGTGAAACACACCATAGTAAGGTGCAGGTACAGATAATGTTCTTAACTGTGCTTGTGCTTTAAAAAGCAAATCAGCAGTTAATTCTGTTCCAGCCGCACCACCTGTGTTTGTTGTAAAGCTAGAAAATAAAGCACATAAATCTGTGTCTACTTTTTTAGCAATCGCTTCACCGAATAATTTTCCAATATCAGCACCAACATTTCTAGAAGCTGAACTAGCACCTAAATCTGTAAGAGTTGTCATAACACCGATTTCAGAAGCTGTAATAGTTGCTGAAGTTGGGTTTACTGCTGTATTAGATAGATCAGTTGCTTCGTTTACTGCCGCCGCACTAATCGCTGGGTAAACTGGCACTTCTGCCACTTTTCCCGAACCCATTAAAGGGTATAGAGTTACAAGAGGTCTCATCACAGATGTTTCTTGGAATGTGAAAATCGCTTCTTGTGTTATATTTGTATATAGTTCACTTAATGTTGAACTTGTTGTTTCATTAGCCATTGTTTTATTTTAGTTATTGTTAGTTGTTATTTTCATTTTTAATAAACCCTGATCTCGTTGTTTCCTCATTTCAGCATAAATTTTTCTGTCACTTGGATTACTTAAATCAAGATCACCTATTTTTAATTGCTTAGGAGATGCACCACCAATCTTGCTTTGTGAACCACTACCACTTTGAGTAGCCATCACATGATGAGGATTGTTTTTTAAATATTCGTTTACCAAATCATTAACTGACATTGGTTCACCTTTTTCTGAATATCTAGGAGTTCCATCTTCGTTGATAACTTCAACAGAACCTTGATCGTTTAGTCTAACATTATTTCTAAGTAACTGTTTAACTTCTGCTGGTTTAACAGCTTTCAGTCCACTAGCTACATTGACTAATGTTTCGTCTATACGAATCCTTTTTAATTCAGATTCCAACGATTGAATTTTTGAATCCTTTTTTGATACTGTCTCCTTCAGAACTTTATCAAACTCGCCACGTTGTTTAGCGATTTCTAGTTCCTTTTCTTTTTTTTCTTGAAGTAGTTTTTTAGCTTCTTCAATATCAATACCATCAAGTTTATTAGATACTGTTTTCTTGTATCGTTCTAATCTACGTTGAACTATCTGTTCAAGTTGATCTGCTGAAAACACTTTGTTTGCAACATCTTGATTGTTAGAAACTTCATTGACTCCAGCATTGTCTTGAGATGCTGTATTCTCAACCGACTCTTGTTTTACTTGGTCGTTCATTGTTTGTTCTCCTTCTATATTGTTATTATTGTCAATTATCAAGAAAATTGTAAAAATGCAACATGGTTGTTGCTAAAATGTTCTACTCTACTGTGTAATCAAAAGTACCATCTTCTTTGATAGTACCCCAGTCTGTGCTTATGGGTTGCCAATGATGACGACAATTATATCCACCTCTATCTAAGAATGGGTCGCTACCAGATTTTCCTTGCCAGTCTTGTTGCCATAATGCTCTAGCTTCTTCTTCAGTAAATACTTGGTTTGCGTGTTCTACGCAGAAATCTCTACTATCTCTAATGATTGAACCATAATAAACAAATGAAGTTAATCCTAATTCATCTGCTCTATACTTTGCAAACTGTCCATCAAATCCCATTAAAGCATCTTGTACTATTTGAGATGAATAGACTGCTAGATTTGCACCTGTAACTGTTGAACCATAAGTTTGTTTAAGTTCATCTACTGCTGTTTTAAAATCTTCTGTGTTTGTTTTACCAGCTATCTTTTGTTTCTGTATGAAGTCCACGAGTTGTTGTTGTTTAACTGTGTCAGCTTGTTGGTAGATTCCATTAATCTTATCTCTAATTGTTTGTACTACATCAGCAAATGGTTTTCCTACTAATGAACTTTGATAAACTTCTTGTGCTAGTGTGTTTGTAAATTCTGTTGCAAGATTTTGAAATTGACTAAATGCAATCTTCTTTAGTTGTTGGATAGTAACTAAATCAGCTTCTGTTATTTGTTTAAACTCAGCAGGTATTGGAAGCTTTCCATAAGTTGCTACAATCGTTCCTGCAATCTTATCGTAGTCATTTATGAATGTTTGAACCTTAGCTAAATAAAGTTCTTCTATTGCTTGTTGTAATTTTGGTCTAATTTCTATTGCAAGTCTTGTGTTAAATAATGCACCATCTTGAATAGGAAGTTCTGAAACTGATTGAATAACTCTTTGCTCTAATGTTTTAAGAGTATCGTTTAATAGTCTTTGGTGTTGTGCTTCTAAGGTATTTACTGCCTTTGCTCTTATTGCTTGAAGTTCCTGTAATAAATCTTGTGCCACATTAAACTGTTGGTAAAGTTATAGGTTGTTGTGGAAACTCTCCGATAGCAGTTGTGTTGGAATCTATTTCAGAATTGATTTGTTCTAATGTCATATCATCATCAATAACTGTTTTAGCAATTTGTTTATCAATCTCTTTAGCAAATGTAGCTGATTTAATATTAGAAGCTTTTGCAGATTGTAATAGTTCAAGATCAGTAGCCCAGTCTCTAATGTCAAATGATTCAGGATATTCAACTTCACCATCAAATACAGTCTCTTGCCATTCAGCAAATAATCTCCAAATTTGTTCTTCAGCAAGTTCCATTAATTTAGATTTCTCAGATAGTCTTGCATTTAATAATTCAAATTCAGTTCTTAAAGCTATACCAGATTGTACTCTCTCAGAAGTTGCTCTAATAGTTCCTACATGAGATAAACGATTGATTGCTTCTACTTTGCAGTTGATTGCTTTTAGTACACTATCTAAATTACTTCCGTTTGGTTGTAAGATATATGGTTTTAAATTTGCATCTAGGTTTTCAGGAATTTCAATTATAGAACCTGCACCTGCACCAGCATCAGTATCTTTTGTTTTAACTAGTGATGGGTGATTTGAAAGTCTTATAATTTGTTCAATCTCCGAAAATTCATTATAGATTGCTTTTTGTAAATCAGCGACATCAGTTAAATCAGATACACCAAGACCTCTCATTGGACTTCTTTGATTGTATAAAATAACTGCTGGTATTTTTCCTATTGGATTTGGAACTGACTCCATAAGTTTTGGTTCATCTCTATTTTTGTTTGAAATAAATACTGTATCAATTTTATCTACAAACCATAACTTGTAATAATCTCCATCATCAGTAGATGTCTCTCTAATTTTTAAATAATCTAAGTAGTAATATCCTGCACCACTTCTAACATAGTTCCAGTCTAAAACATTCTCAGGAGTATAGATGTTGATGTATGGTCTTATACCTTGATTTAATTCTTCTGCTCTTGTCATCACGTTTGTTGATGGCTTGTCTAGTAGTAACCAGATATGCCCA